GCTATCGTTCGGATGAGCTATATCGGCTCTCCGCTGTTCTTCCAGTTCGACACCATCTCCCGCGAGATCGGGTGCTATGAGCCTGGGTCGGTCTGCCAGTACGGGAATATGACCTTCTTCCTGTCGGATGACGGGTTCTATATGTGCGATGGCCAGAAGGTTGTGCCAATCGGCGCGGAGAAGGTAGATCGCTGGTTCTGGGACGATATCCTTCCTTCTTACGCGAACTTCAGTTCTGCTGTAGATCCGGTCAAAAAGGTTGTGATCTGGTGCTACCAGAGTGTTAGCGGCGGGTATTCCCTGCTCATCTACAACTGGCAGTTGGGACGGTGGTCTTACGGGACAACCACCGCAAACTACATCGCATCTGCCGCAACTCCTGGCGTAACGCTTGAGGGTCTTGACCTGTTCTCGATGTCCATTGATGCTCTTCCGGCATCTTTGGATTCCCGCCAATGGCTCGGAGGAAGGTTGATCTTCTCTGGCGCTTCGGGAGCAAAGATCGTGACCTTTGAGGGTGCGAATCAGTCTGCGTTCATCGAGACTGGCGATCTGAGTTCTGCTCCGAGCATCATCACCCTAGCCCGTCCACAGGTGGACAACGGTTCCGCGACTGTTGCCGTGGCCTCTAGAGAGATGCTGGACGATACGATCTTCTACTCAACCGCTGTGGCCGCGAGTAACGAGAACCGAGTCTCTCTCAGAAGCTCAGGAAAGTACCACCGGATTAAGGTTGTGCCTACTGGGAACTGGACGACTGTGGCCGGTGTTGACATCAATGTCGTTCCGAGAGGCCGCCGATGATGTTTCGTGTTCTCCCCCCATTTGGCGCTGATCCTCGCGGCATCGCTGAGGTAGTCAATGGGTTGATGAATGGCAAGTCCAACAATACCGGGACTGTCACTCTCGCCACGGGGGGCGCGCTCACAACCACGCTCTACGATGAGCGGATCAGCCCAGACACGAAGATAGTTCTTCTCCCGTTCTCGGCTGCGGCTTATGTCGATCAACTCCCATTCGGTGCGTTTCAGGACTCCACCGATCAGACTGCGGCCTCGATTACTGCGGCCTATGCGGTCACCCTGAACACGACTGATTACTCAAACGGGGTCACGGTCTCCAACAGTTCTCGGGTCAACTTCAAGAACCCTGGGACGTATAACATCCAGTTCTCGCTCCAATTCGCAAATACAGACTCACAGATTCAGGACGTTGACATTTGGTTCAGGAAGAACGGAACCGATGTGGCCGGAAGTAATAGCAGGTACTCAATCCCAAATAAGCATGGCAGCATCAACGGCCATCTGATCGCGGCTCTGAATTACTTTATTGAGCTGGCGGCGAATGACTACATGGAGATCATGTGGGCAACAACGTCAACCGCTGTGACGATTGAGCAGCTCCCAACCCAGACAAGCCCTACCCGTCCGGCCACTCCAAGCGCAATCGTGACGGCAAACTGCGTATCAATGGCGAGCATTGCAAATGTGTACGTTTCATCGCAGACTCAGGGATCGGCAACTATCAGCCATTACGCTAATTCCACAGCCGATAAGATCTTTGCTTACATTTTGGTGGGATGATGGAAGCACGATTGATTTCCCCCAACGATCTGCGACAATGGTGGCGATTCGTCAGACCAGGACTGGAGAATATTCTCCACAAGACCCCGGAAGGATGGATTCCCGAGGATGTCTACACAGACTGTTTTAACGGGAAATCTATGCTCTGGGTCGGCCTGGTAGACGCAAGGCCAGTCGGGTTCATGGTGTTGCAACCCAGGGGTTCCTCGCTCCACGTGTGGTGCGCCCATCTGCAAGAGGTGGGTTATTTTGAGGAAGGCTGGCAGCATCTCCTGAACATTGCTCAGCGCGGAAACGCCGAAAAGCTCACATTTGAGTCTTGGCGTCCGGGTTGGGAACGACGGGCTAAGAGACTTGGATTCAAGCCCCGATCATGGGCATTGGAGGTTATATGAGTGGTGGCGGCGGTTCACAAACGACGACCCAAGAGCTTGACCCGACAGTCAAGCCTTACGTTCAATTTGGACTGAGCGAGGCCCAACGTCTGTATCAGACGCAAACTCCTCAGTATTACAGCGGGCAGACCTACATTGGCCCGAGCGCCCAGACGCAATCCGCGCTCCAGGCCGCTCAACAACGGGCGGTGATGGGTTCTCCTCTGCTCCCCGGCGCTCAACAGCAGGCTCTGTCCACGATTCAGGGTCAATACTTAGGTGGAAACCCTTTCTTCCAGGGTGCATTCCAACCGGCGGCGCAGGCGGCTCAGCAGCAGTATTTCGACGCTCTTGGGCAACTGAAGTCCCGCGCTTCCCAGGCTGGCCGATATGGGTCTGGCGCAATGGTCAACCTTGAGGATCGTGCTCGAGGCCAATTTGCTCAGTCTCTGACGGATGCTGCCTCAAGGCTTGCATACCAAAACTACGAGGCCGAACGCGCTCGCCAGCAAGCAATGATCGGCGCTGCACCTTCTTTGGCCGCGGCTGATTATGGCGACATTGAGCGTCTTGCTCAGGCTGGCCAGGCTGCCGAGGCTTATCAACAAGCCGCGCTCCAAGCGGACATCAATCGCTTCAACTTCCAGCAGGGGTTGCCTCAAGCGCAACTGGGTCAGTTCCTTGGGGCTGTATACGGCTCTCCTCGTGGATCGGTTACTACTCAGCCTGTGTATCGGAATCAAGCGACTGGCGCTCTTGGCGGGGCGCTTGCTGGCGCTCAACTTGGCAGTGTGATTCCTGGCATTGGTACTGGAATCGGCGCTGGGATTGGTGGTCTGCTCGGACTCCTGGGGTAAACAATGAATGAACTCTTTGCACAACTTTTTGGTCAGAGTCCAAGTTACGCTAATGCTCTTTTCGGAGAGGATGAAGCGGCTCGTCTTCGGCAACAAGCCCAACAGCAAGGACTCCTGAATGTTGGTCTATCCTTACTTGCTGGGTCTGGCCCTAGCACTCAACGTCGCGGTGTGGGTCAACTTCTGGCGCAGGGTGTAGCCGCAGGCCAGCAGGCTTACCAGGGAGCCTACAACCGCGCTCTTCAAGAGCAGGCAATGAAGGAGCAGATTGCCGAGCGGCAGCAACTCCGTCAAGAGCAGCAGGCCGCACAAGCCCTACTCCCTCAGATTCTGCGTCCTGGCGCACAGACTCCAACCTTCTACGGTCAACCGACGCAAAGGTCTTTGCGCGATGACGAAGGCAACATCATGCCTGGCGCTGGCGTAAGTGTTGGTCAACCTCAGATCGACATGAACACGCTTCAGCGGCTTCTGACGCAAGCCCCAAGCGTTGCCGGGAAGGTTCTTCCGACTGTGGAAGCCTTCCGCAAGATGACCGCTCCTGAGCGTGTAACTCTGAAAGAGGGAGAGCAAGTCTTCGAAATGACTCCTGAAGGGCCGCGAGCAATCGCTGGTGTACCCAAGGCGAGAGAACCGAAGTTCACCGATGTTGATGCCGGGAATGTCATCATTCGCTACCAGGATGGTGTGGAGATTCAGCGCATTCCTAAGGGCCGCGCTCCTGAAGGCCCGGTGTCTCTACAGACGATTGAGACAGAAACTGGACTCATGGCTTTCAATCCCCGCACGGGAAGACTTGAGCCATTGATGCAGGATGGTAAGCCTGTCACCGGAAAAGGCACAAAGCCAACGGTTGAGCAGTCAAATGCCGCAGGATTCGCTCAGCGGATGGTTGCTGCGAATCAAATTATTTCGCTTCCTAACATTGCTGCTGCCGCACCTGGCGCTGGGTCGGCTATTGCTGGTGCGACCCCCTTTGTTGGGGAGCCGCTAAAGAATTTGGTGCAAAGTCCTGAGACTCAACAATACGCGCAAGCTGCTAGAGATTGGATTCGGGCTAAGTTGCGTAAGGAATCAGGGGCGGCGATTGGCGTTCAGGAAGAGGCTGAGGAGTTCCGCACATACTTCCCGGTTCCTGGGGATTCTGCTGCTGTGATTAAGCAAAAAGCCGAAGCTCGTCAGCGCGCTAATCAGGGCATGATTCAGTCGGCTGGTAAAGCCTTTGTTCAGCCGCAACTCCAAGAAGCTACGCAAAGTCCCATACCTGCCGGGGTAAGGGTTCGTAAAAAGGAAGATTGACCATGCCAAAGTATGAGGTTGAGATTCCGGGTTCTGGTGTGTTTGAGGTTGAGTCGGATCGGCCTCTTACTGATGCTGAAGCCTACCGTTTCGCGATGTCTCAAGCGTCGCAGGAAAGACCACGGCCACAACGGTCTCGGGCAGATGAGCTTCTGCGCCAGTTGGGGCTAACTGCTCGGGCTGGGATTGAAGGCGGGATGGCACTTCCGTCGATGGTTGCCAATGTCCCGTATGCCTTGACGGATGTGGGAATCGGTTTGGCTCAGAAGATGGGGGCGAATGTTCCTACTCTTCAGCAGCGCGGAATCTCTGCGACTCGATCCGGGCAGATCATTGCCGACATTCTTGGGCTTCCTAAGCCTGAGACTCAAATGGAGCAGGGCGTTCAGTCCATCGCTCAAGCAATGGGTGGGGCCGGAAGTGCTGCTCGGATGGCCGGAGCGATTGCTCCTCGTTTGGCATCACCAACAGCCCAACAAACCGCTCAAACGCTCGCTCAAAGCCCATTGGCTCAGGTGTTGGCTGGTGGAACCGCTGCTTCTGCTACTGAGGCAGTCAAAGAGATGGGTGGCGGGACTGGCGCTCAGTTGGCCGCTGGTCTGTTTGGTGGCGCAATGATCCCCGGTGGTGCTGGTGGCGCTCAGACGGTTAGCCGAGCTGCTCGAGAGATCGTCCGGCCTGGTACGGAGGCTGGCCGCGAAGTGATCGCCGGGAATGTTCTTCGGTCTTTGGCCTCTGATGCAGAACGCGCAATCATGGCGGCTGAGGGCTATCAGGCTCCGATTGCTGGATATCGGCCAACAACCGCACAAGCCACCCGAGATATCGGTTTGGCATCTGCTGAGACTCCTATCCGTGGTCTTGACCAGACTGGCAAGTTTGCTCAGCAACAGGTCGAAGCCAACCGCGCTCGGATGGCGATCCTTGACCGTCTTGCCAAGGACAAGGATGCTCTTGAGAGGGCAATGTCCAAGCGCGATGAGGTCACCTCTCCTTTGCGCGAGGAAGCCTTCCTGAAGGCTCAGAATGTTTCTCCCGAGACATTCCAGTCTGCCACCGCTCTGACGGTTAATAAGACGATTGACGACATCCTTAAATCGGATGTTGGCGCTCGCGGAACGGTCATCAAAACGATGAACTGGGCCAAAGAGCAACTAGCCCGTGGAACCACTCCTGCGCGTATGTACGAGGTTCGCAAAGACCTCCGCGATGCCGCTCAAGGATTGTTGGACAAAGAGGGTGCTGCTTATAGCCTTGCCAAGCGCGAACTGGAGCAAGTCATTCGCTCTGTTGATGATGCGATTGATGCCGCCGCGCCTGGATACAAGGATTACCTTGATAAGTACGCTAAATCTAGCCGAGGCATTGAGCGCATGGAAGCTGCTCAGCAGTTCCGTGGAAAGGTAATGTCAACGATCCCTGATCCATCAAATATCGGGGAATACCTTATCTCTCAGCCTTCTTTCACCAGGGCTATCAGGGCCGCAGCAGAAGACACAAAGCTGTCCAAGACTCAACTTGCGGTCTTGCAGCGTGTTTCTCAGGACATTGACTCTGGCGTCTTGGCGCGAGCGACCAAAGTTCCGGGTTCAGACACCTTTAAAAATTTGAGTACCGCGAACATAATCGGGGGCATTGTTGGAAAGCAAATGTTCGGAGAAGTTCCTCCCGCCTTTGCTAAGGTGGTTGCCCCGATGAATTGGCTCTACAACGGCTCAGACGATGCTATTCGCCAGCTCTTAGTGGACGCAATGCTTGATCCTCAACTCGCCGCCAAGATGATGCGTAGAGCAACACAGGCGACTGTTGAACCCTTGTCAGAGGAGCTGAAGAAGAAGGCTCTTGCTGGCGGTCTTGGAACTGCATTTGGATTGGAATAAATCATGCCACGCGCAAAAATCTCAGAGTTTTCGACCACCGCTGGTGATAACACCGACATCGATGGAATCAACATCGCGGAGGGCTGCGCGCCCTCTGGTATCAACGATGCCATTCGTGAGCTTATGGCACAGCTCAAGGACTTCCAGTCCGGCGCTGCGGGTGACAACATCACGGTTGTAGGAACGCTCGCAGCTAAGGGGACTTCATCCTCTGGAGCCGATCTAAAGCTGTATGAGGACACCGACAACGGAACAAATTACGTCGGCTTCATCGCCCCTGCTTCCATCGCTTCTAACGTCCAATGGACGCTTCCTAGCGCGGATGGCACGGCTAACCAGGTGCTTGCCACAAACGGCTCCGCGACGCTGAGTTTTGTGACTCCCTTGTCGACCAGTACCGCAAACACTTTCACGGCCCTACAGACCTTTTCTGGGTCTTCTAGCGTAGCTGCTCAGAAGGTGGTGAACACCAAGGAGACTTGCACGGTCTCTGCTACTGCTGCGACTGGCACGATCAACTATGACGTGACAACCCAGTCTGTCCTGTACTACACCTCCAACGCATCTGCGAATTGGACTGTGAACTTCCGTGGATCAAGCGGCACAAGCCTCAATACGATCATGGACACGGGTGAGTCGATTACCGTGGTGTTCTTGGTCACTCAAGGCTCAACGGCTTACTACAACTCGGCTGTTCAAGTGGACGGGTCTAGCGTGACTCCCAAGTGGCAGGGTGGTACTGCTCCGACTGCGGGTAATGCTTCTTCTATTGATGCGTACTCGTACACCATCGTCAAGACTGGCTCGGCCACGTTCACGGTGTTTGCTGCTCAGGTTCAGTTCAAGTAAGGAGCGACCATGCCAATTCTTGCGCGAGCTGGTGCGGCGGCTGCCCGAGGTTTCGGGATGCTGGGCAAGATTGCCGCGGCGGTGGATGAGTATTTCAAATACGTCACCCTCCTTCTTCCTGGCAACGGTACGAACGGGGCGCAGAACAACACCTTCTTAGACAGCAGCACCAACAACTTCACGATCACCCGCAACGGCAACACCACGCAGGGCACCTTCACGCCGTATGGGTCGAACTGGTCTAATTACTTTGATGGGAGTGGGGATTATCTGAGCGCCCCGGATAACGCTGCTTGGTATTTCACCGGGGACTTCACCGTTGAGTGTTGGGCGTATTGGGGTAACACTTCGTCATCAGAAGCCAATGTCTTGGCGCAACATCGCCCGGCCAGTGCAGCCAATCAAGCGATTGAGTTTTGGTCTAACGGAACAACACTGTATCTTGCATATAGTTCTAGCAATGTCACGACAACAATTGCTGCCGGTCAGTGGTATCACCTTGCGATGTCGTGCACAAGTGGTACTGCAAGTTGTTATGTGAACGGTGTAAGAATTGGCACATTTTCGATGCCTGCCCGTATTGATTCGGCAGACCCTTTTACGATTGGTGCAAGAACTGGTAGTGGTGGCTCGGGAGCGACTGGATATTTCACCGGCTACATTTCTAATGTCCGCGTAATAAACGGGACTGGGCTTTATTCCGGCGCTTCGTTTGACCCTCCCAACGGCCCTCTCCAAGCGATCACCAACACCTCGCTGCTGACCTG